ATGAAATATCTGGATATTATTGCTTTAATTTTATTGATTGTCGGAGGTTTAAACTGGTTATTAGTTGGTGCATTTAATTTTGATTTAGTTGCAACAATTAGTGGCGGTGCAACCACACCATTAGCAAAAATTATCTATATTATTGTCGGAATTTGTGCGATTTATTCTATTAAGTTTTTAGCTCCTTTGTTCCGCGAACCATAGGATTGATTTAAAAGATTTAGATAACGTGAAGTTATTTTGACTTAGCAATTGAGAGTTTCCTTGAGAAAGGGGACTCTTTTTTTATTTTCTATATTCGTTTCAGAAGGTTTAGACAAGCTCAAAAAATATTTCAAGAGAGCTGCGTTGTTTTCAAAATAGAACCTAGCATTACCTCGAACGTACCTCAAATAACCTGTGTCTTTTTTTGAATCATTAGTTCAAATTGATGTGATCACTAGTGAGAAAAATCAGCTCTAGGATATATAGGAAAATATAAGCATCAAATAGGGATTTTGATGATAAATTATCTTTTTCCTTGTTATGATTATAACAAGGAAAAAGAAAGTAGGGATTTATTTATGGAATTACAGGTGACAAAAAAGGCTAAATTTTTTTGTTTGGCGATGGCATTACTAATGACATTAGGTATTTTTATCAGCGCTGGTACAAGTGTTTATGCATCTGACCAGCTAGAGGATTCAGAAGTTGAGGCTGTAGCAAAAGGACTGGAAGAAATGTATGCGAATGGAGTGACGGAAGATAACTTTAAAAACTATGTCAAAAATAATTTTGCTCAGCAAGAGATTTCTTCAGTTGAGGAAGAATTAAATGTAAATATTTCTGATGCTTCAACAGTAGTTCAAGCACGTTTTAATTGGAATGCATTAGGAAGTTGCGTTGCTAACAAAATCAAAGATGAGTTTTTTGCAATGATTAGTATCAGCGCAATTGTAAAAGCTGCACAAAAGAAAGCCTGGAAAGAATTAGCAGTGACTGTATTACGCTTCGCTAAAGCCAATGGGTTAAAGACGAATGCTATTATTGTGGCTGGACAACTAGCTTTATGGGCAGTTCAATGTGGGCTAAGCTAATGAATTTAAAAGATCATGTTACGGAAATAGTAATTACTTTTATCATCGCTTTTGTGTATACTTGGATAGATTCAGGAGAAATTGAAATCTTAAAAACTCTTTTGATAACAATAATATTTTTAGCCATGTTCTATGCAATACCCAAAATCACCAATAGAAAAAGAAAATGAAGTGGTTTTAGAAAGATAATGTGATAGGAAGTGTAAGAGGAGGTAACGAGCCTTCTCTTGCTTATAGAAAAAAAGAGCTAAGACCTTTATTTTATAAGGTTTTAGCTCTTTTTTTGTTTTTCTCTACTTTTCTAAAAATGGAGACGGCGGTCGTAAAACCTAGCTTGTAAATGCTGGTTTTATGGCTGTTTTTAACTACTTGATGCAAAAATAATGCAAAAAAATTATACATACATTTGTTTCATCACTTCATTAACAGCATTACTTTCTTTTTGTTCCATCTCGTCTAAAATGTGTTGATAGGTTTGTAAAGTGGTTACAATATCCTTATGTCCAAGGCGACGAGATACATATTTTATATTTATTCCTTTATACAACATTATTGAAGCATGGGTATGCCTTAAACCATGACAAGTCAATTCTTTTGTACCGATCTTTCTACAGAATTTACGAAGGACTTTATTTACAGCTGTATTCGATATAAGTTCCATATTGTCATTCAAAAATACTAAATTATTTTCGTTGCGTAGACCAGATTTTAAATAATATTCTTTTTGATGTAACTGTAATTTCTTTAATAAATCGAGCGTATCATCATCAATAGTGATTATTCTTTTTGATTGATAATTTTTCGTATTAGAGAACGTATTTGTATATTTATAGTCCCATGTTTTATTTACTTTTACAGTTTTGTTCTTGAAGTCGATACAGTCCCAAGTCATGCCTATAATTTCTGAAAAACGGCAACCAGTCGCAATGCCAAACAGAATAATAAATCGAGAAGTGTAAGTGGGTTTTATACCTTCTAATATTTCGTGAACTAGATGGATAGACTCTTGATAATTCAAATATTTCAATTCTTCGTGCTTAGGATTCTTTTTGCCTATAGCTTGTACTCGATAGGTAGGGTCTCTATGAATAATGCCCTCTTCCAAAGCATCTTTAAGAGCAGCTCGCATATACGTATGATGTTTTTTTACTGAAGCTGTAGCGTGTGTCTCACCATAGTCATTCAGGGCCTTTTGATATTCTTGTCGAGTCAATTCTTTTAATTTTGTATCAGGAAAATATTTCTCACTAAAATCAACAGCCCGACGAATATCACCGTCATTGTCTTGTGATAACTTGCCTTTCCTGTAAACTTCAAACCAATTTCGAAAATACTCATGAAATAATTTTTCGCCTTCTTTTAGTGAGTATCCTTTAGAATACCTAGCTTCAATTTCTGATGCTGCCAATTGCGCTTCTTTTTTTGTTGAAAACCCATTGCCGCTTTTTGTTTTATATCGGCCATCTTTATCTTTATAAGAGACTCGATATTGCCATCCGCTTTTCAATTTTTTTATGCTTGCCATTGTATCACCTCCAATATTCACTTAAAAGCCCCTAGCATGAATCGAACATGCTAGAACTCACCAGAGAAGGGAACATGTAGTACATAAACCAATTTATTGTTTCTCCCTGTTAAAATATCTTGCAGCACCGTTAACGAAATAGACTTGAACATTTCTTTTTCCAGATGGCCCTTTTTCAATATAAGTATATTCTTTGACGTTTTTATTTGCATCTATTGCGTTACTTATATCATTCAAACGTTCCATTCTTTTTTCCAAACTATTGTCAGAAACTATACTATTTAGATCATACATTTTTTCATATTCTGAATATACGTTATCATAAATATTCGAATGGTCTGTCTCTACCTTTTTAGGTTTTCCTATCCGTTTTTCTATTTTCTGGATGCTCATACCGATTTGCAACGAATCCCAATCCTGTTTGGTAACTACTCCTTTAAAAGAAAAAAACATTGCGGTACCAATAACTATTATTGTGATAATACCAAGAAGAATTAAGTTCTGCTTGTTTTGAAATAACTTTTTCATTTTTAAATTTATCCTCATTTCTGTTATAATATATTTGTCAACAAATCTCGAAATGAGGTTTTAAGTCCGTGTTGTCGCACGGGCTTTTTTACTGTGCGTAAGAATAATTCTTTTTGAAGTATGAATGACAAACATCGAAACATTCCGTTCTTAAATTACTATTTATAGAATAAAAATCCATAAAATTATCTAATTTAAATTGTGATTCATCCGTTAGTTCATTTTCTACAAAAATGTTTAATAGAATTATAATTGCTATTTTATTAGCTTCTGCCTCAAATTTTGAATGAAAAGTATTAGAGCAACTATCATATAACATTGTATATTTATAGTGTGAAGCGATAAAATGACCGAGCTCATGTGCTAAGTGAAAGGCTTCTGCTCTGTCCTCATGTAATTTTTCGTTTAAAAATACGATTCTTGGCTTAGGGTAATAGAATCCAGATTCTTCCATTTCCATATAAACCAATTTTAAATTATAATCACTTAGCAATTCTTTCAGTTTTAAATACATACCAACTACCACTCCAATTACTCGTTTTCTTCCAAAGCTTTAGCAATAGCAATTGCTTTACGCATTGTCTCCTTTGAAATTTCTTTTCCATCAAATGAAAATACAGTATCATCTTCTGATAAATCTACTCTCTTCGATATGTTCTTATTCTCTCTTCCGAGTAAGTAGTCAACAGATACATCAAAGTAGTCTGCTATGCGACTTAATTCATCTGAATTAGGAGTGTTTACTCTCCATTTTGCAAGATAACCGTTCGAATATCCTAAATTCATTTCTAATTGTCTAATCGATAACTTCTTTTGCTTTGCCAATTCTTTTATTATTTCATAAGAATTCATTGATTTATCAACCTTTCTAAATGCTTACAAAAAAAGTTTAGAAAAATAAGCAGAATCTAGTTGATTAATTCTGAATAATAAGCTATACTATTTTTTGTAAACGAGTTTAACAACTAAAAAGACAACAAAAAATATTATTGATAATAAAACGCCTACCGCCAAGAAAGCTTTTAAATCAATATATTAATGCCTTATTTAACTATGCTCATAGTATAGAGTAATACTCAGCGCATGTCAACTAAATATAGAAAATAGTTGTTAAATTTGTTTACAAATTTATAGAAGGGAGAAAAATCATGGCAAATGTTCAAGAAACACGTCAAAAAATTTTAGACCATTTTAAATCTAACGATTGGGAAATTCCTGATGTAGCAAGTGCTTTAGGGATTACAGAACAATATCTGCGGAAAATCCTAAACAATCCAGAAAAGCATCTTAAGCAAATGACCGATATTATTGCTTATTACAAAATCAGATAGGGGGGCAGCAATATGACGCAACTTTTAGAATCAAAAATTTCAATTGAGATACCGTCTAATTTGATTCTGATTGAAAAGGCAAAGATTTTAGAATTAGAAAATCAAACCTTAATTGGTCAGACGTGGAATGCAAAAGATGTTACTAACCGCCTAGGTGGGAAAGATATACGTGACTGGAAACTCGTTTTCTATAAATACCGTGAAGAGGTAGATATAAGAAACGGCGGATTCGTAAAGTTCCCAACTAGTAAAGGGATGCCTTGGAAGTTTCATGCTAAGATGACCGCTCATTTTATAGATATTCATTGGAAAGAATTCATGGAGACGAAAGATCGTTTTTAAAGAAAGGATGATCACAGTGAAAAAAATATATCACTTAAGACGTATAGCGGCATTGCTAATCGTTTTTGGTTTGGGACTTTTAGTAGGTGGCAATATTGGACCGCTAATCCAAAACGTATATATCGCAGCTTTCATTATTTGGTTGCTCTATTACGATTTAGCGTTGGAAGATCGAGAAGTAAAAAAACAAAAATAAAGACCCACTTCGACGGCTATCAAAGTAGGTCAGTTACAAATATCAAATTCAAGGAGAGTATATCAAAATGAATGGAAAAATTCAAAGTTTATTAATGGAATTAGCAAATGAATGTCAAAAAGAGAAGGTCAATCTTGCTTGCGTAGCTGTTGATTCAGAAGTTGAAGGGGCAGGAGTTATACTTGCGGGTTCCCTACCTGGACAAGCTATAGCAATTAATCAATTACTTGAAACTTTTAAAGAGACAGCCCTTTCCCATGATTGCGATTGTTCGAAATGTAAGGAAATTAAAGAAGCTTTTGCAGGTATAAAATCTTCTTCAACTAAACAAAATCACGAGACTGAACTCGATGTATTATTAAAAGCTTTCTTGCGAGGTGAGTTGCGATGATCGAAGTAAACGGACTAAGCGATTCAATTTTTGAAGCGATGATGATTAGTGCTCAAAACAAAATTGTTCAAGATATCATGAACGCTGCCAGCGCAGGAAAAACAAGCGTAGTAGTTAAAGAAAAAGCAGCTACAGCACTGTTTTTGATGCAGCTAGAAGAAGAAGGAGTTTTTCACTTAGACGATGAAGACGGCAAAATAAAATTATTTTGGGAGTGGTAAACATGGGAGTAATTGATGTCGCAAATAAAAAGCTTCTGTATTTAGAAAATTTGATTAGCCAGATAAAAGAAGCTGAGGAGTATCTAGTAAGTATAAAGAACCCTGCTTTAAATAATAAAAAAGAAGTGATGTCAGATATAGAAATTGGTATTCCCACACACTTCATGGGATCTGGTTTTTTTAGAGAAGAAGGGCATAATCGTTGGCACAAAGTTCGTTTAGAAGAAGATTTAGGGATAGTTGGGATACAAGCAGACATTAAGAAACTAGTTGAAAAGGCTGTAAATGACAGGATAGCAGAGATGAAAGACGAACTAAGAAAATCGATTAGTAAATTGGAGGTAGATTGTCACGAATGAATTTGATTCATTAGGAGCTAGACAAGAGCCGCCAGAAGAAAAAGAAGTATTAGAGCCAACGTGGGAATATGACGAAGAAGAGGAGAATGACAATGAGTAACGATTTAACACAAATGACACAACGATCTTTAGATGAACAAGTCATCGGAAATTTAAATAGATTGCAAGAGCAAGGGTTAGAAATGCCACCAGGCTATAGCCCGCAGAATGCTTTGAAAAGTGCTTTCTTTGAATTAACCAACAATTCAGGAGGGAACCTTCTTCAGTTGGCAGCTAACAACCCAGAAACTAAAACATCAATTTCTAATGCCTTACTAGATATGGTCATCCAAGGATTATCACCTGCGAAGAAACAATGCTATTTCATTAAGTATGGAAATAAAGTCCAGCTTATGCGCTCATATTTCGGAACCATGGCTGTATTAGATCGAGTAACAGGAGGGGCAGAAATCACGCCTGTTGTAGTCAGAGAAGGTGATGTATTTGAAATTGCTATGGACGGACCCGACTTAATCGTGGCTAAACATGAAACATCCTTCGAAAACCTAGACAACGACATCAAGGCTGCTTATGTGGTTATAAAATTAGCAAATGGTAAAGAAGTAACAACGGTCATGACAAAGAAACAAATTGATAAGTCATGGAGTAAAGCAAAAACAAAAAATGTTCAAAACGATTTCCCAGAAGAAATGGCAAAAAGAACTGTCATCAATCGAGCTGCTAAATATTTAATTAACACTAGTAACGATAATGATTTATTTGTGCAAGCTGCTAAAGACACACTCGAAAATGAATTCGAACGAAAAGATGTGACACCAGAGCGAGAAGAGCAAGCAGCCGTACTCGAAGAAAAAATATTTACCAACAATAAAAAAGTTATTGAGCAAGAAAACGATATTGAACAAGCTAAACCAGTTGAAAAAGAAGAATTAACGAAAGTGGCGGACCAAATTTTAGAAGAACCAGTTCAGGAAACTTTAGATGTGATGGCTGGTTATGAAACCAATCAGAAAGAGAGTGAAGCTGATGTCTCAACGATTGAAGAAGACGATTATCCTTTCTGATGAAAATTATTATTCACAAGAAGCGGACCTAGCTTATATGTCTGTCTCTCAATATAAAAAATTTCTTGAATGTGAAGCTGCAGCTCTTGCCAAGTTAAAAGGCGAATGGACACCAGAGAGTAATCCAAAAGCATTGCTTGTTGGTAATTATGTTCATTCTTACTTTGAATCACCAGAAATTCATGAAGCATTTAAAGAAGAAAACAAAAGCAAGATGTTTTCTTCAAGAAAACCGTTTGGCCTACTGAAAGATTTCCAAATTGCGGAGCAGATGATTGAAAGATTAAAACAAGAAGAAGCCTTTTTAAATATTTATCAAGGTGAAAAAGAAGTGATCGTCACAGGTGAAATCGGCGGTGCAATGTGGAAAGGGAAAATTGATTGTTTGAATTTAGAAGAAAAGTATTTTGTAGACATCAAAACAACCAAAGATATGCACGAGAAGAAATGGGATGAACGTTTAAACAGAAAAGCAAACTTCATTGAACGCTTCGGTTACGTGTTGCAAATGGCTGTTTATTGCGAATTGCTTCGTCAACAATATGACAAAAATTTTCTTCCTCTCATTGCAGCTATTTCGAAACAAACACCTAGTGAAGCAAAACTAATCACTCTTAGCGAAGAAAAAATGATATACGAATTAGAAGAATTAAAAGAAAACATCGAGCATGTTGTGCGAGTTAAAAATGGTGAGGAAGCACCAGTTAGTTGTGGAACTTGTGAATATTGTAGAGGACACAACAAAATTACCAATTTTACCAGTATGGACGATTTATAGGAGGTGCATAACGAATGAATACTGGATATATAAAATTGTATCGGAAAGTGACCAATTCATTCGTTTGGACCAACGCTAATATGTTTAAACTTTGGTCTTTATGTTTAATGAAGGCGAGCCATAAAGAAAGTAGATTTATTTTTAATGGTCAAGAGATAGCCGTGTCCAGCGGTCAATTCGTCACAGGACGCGCCGTTATTGAGAAAGAGTTCAATGAAGGTGTTCCACGTGACCAACAGATTGTCGGGCGTACGTTATGGAGATGGTTAAAAAAATTTGAAAACGAGCAAATGTTGTCCATCTCATCAACCCCGAAATACAGCGTTATAACAATAAATAATTGGGATGACTATCAAGTCAATGACCAACAAGTGTCCAACAACCGTCCAACAAGTGTCCAACAGTTGTCCACATACAAGAATGAAAAGAATGATAAGAATGAAAAGAATGTTGTAGTAGTAGAAGAGCAGCAGTCAGTTTTTCAACTTTATCAATCAATTTTTGGAATGCTAAATTCGGTCACTACTCAAAATTTAGAGTACTGGTGTAATGATTTATCAACTGAATTAGTAAGTGAAGCTTTAAAAATTTCCGCAAAATCAAATGCTAGAAATTTCAAATACACTGAAAGTATTTTGAGAAATTGGGAAAAAGAAGGCGTTAAAACTTTAGATGATGTAAAAGCATTAGCCGTAAAAAGTGGACGTACTACAACCAAGCAACAGAAATCAAACACAGGTCATTCGGATTACGATGATCTTGGATTTTAGGAAGTGAAAGAATGCAGTCAGCATCAGATGGATTTTCAAAAATGATTAAAACGTTGCTTTATATCACACCTGATCCATGTCCAGAGTGCGGAGGAAATCTTTATGCTTGGCGTGCAAAAAACAAAGATGGGTCCGATAGGTGTCCGCCAACTTGCATGGAATGTGGATATAAAGCACGCAAAAAAGCAGAAGACCTTGAAACAGAAAAAATGTTTAACGATAGTTTGAAAGCTAGAGCGATTAATTACCTGAAATATAGCTCGCTTTATACCGACAAAAATTTAATTAATTGTCGTTTTAAAACTTACAAAACAGTAGACACAGAAACCAAGCTTGCTTTTGAAATTGCAAATCGAGCCACAACTGAAATTCTTTTGAATAAACCAATTCATATGATTCTTTCAGGCAAAAGTGGTGTTGGGAAAAGTCATTTAGCTATGTCAACGGCTTGGGAAGTGTTGGAGAAATCAAACTATGATAAACGCTGCTTATTTATTAGCTATGCGGAACTCTTAGAACAGCTAAAATTTGCGATGAAAGATGAACAAGCCAGAAAGACAATAACAGGAACCTTAATGGCAGAGATTAAAAGCGCTGATTTAGTTGTTTTGGACGACTTAGGGGCCGAGTTAGGCGTTAAAGGGAATGACAGTACCAACTTTAATAATGACACCTTAAATCGTATTGTAGAAGCTCGGCAGAATAAAGCAACAGTATTTACAACGAACTTAACAGGTAAAGAAATGAGCCAAGCTTATGGGGAGAGAATTCTTTCTCGTATCATGAGTAATTCACAAGGTTTTGTGATGAAAATTGAAGGGACATCAGACAAACGAGTAGCAGGCATCTGAAATGTTATTTTTAGCGAATATATTCAGCGTAGGACAGTTTTGCAATCAAGCGAATATAAATAGATGTAAAGAAAGAAAAACGGCTTAAAACGCATTTTAAAGCCTTAAAAACAAATCGATAGAAAGAGGAATCATTCAATGCCGTATGTAGTAAAAATTTCAGCCTATCTTGGTAAAGATGGTTGGCCAGTAGCTAATTTAAAAGATGCTGTGCTATTTGAGCAAAAAGAGACAGCAGCTATTGCAACAATCGTATCTGGCGGAACTGTTTCAGAGGTAAAGGAAGCCATCATAATGCCAGAAAAACCGAATAGGTATACAGCAAAATCTACCAAAGTAGATTTAAAAAAGGAACCAATTGAAAAAGCAACAAAAGATAACCAAGCTTGGATGAAAGGGGCTAAATGAGAATGAAGTGTGTTAGATGTCAAGATCAACGTGTGATTTGGGGAAAAGACAGATTTAATTATGCAACACCTATTCCATGCCCAGAATGCAACAAAGATGGAAAAGCAGTTCGAGCGGAAACTGCGACCAAGGAAAGAGAGTTAAAACAATGCAATCACCTACAGCCCTGAATAAGCGAGGAAATAAAGTCACGATTGATGGTTACACATTTGATAGCCAGAAGGAAGCTAACTTTTATACAAAGTTTGTCAAAAATTGTGGGTTACCTTTTGAAGTTCATCCACGTTTTAAACTAACCGAACTTACACCGACTGCGGATGGCGTAGGTAAAATTTCAGCGATAGCTTATTCACCTGACTTCATCATCAAAAACTTAGATGGGAGTTGGAGACATGTCATTGATATTAAAAACTCTTTTGGCGTGTATGGCATTGACCAATCCGTTAAGCTTCGTTTTCGTCTATTTGCCCTTAGATATGGTCATCCAGTTGAAGCAATTGTTGTTCGTGCTAGAGATTTTAAAGTGATTACACAAGGCGTGACTAAGCCTTTAAACGAAAAAAGACCATTCATAACCGATAATTTCGATTACGAATGGAAAGATGCAACTAATTATTAAACGAAAGTAGGAAAATAAAATGACAAAACAAGTAAATTTCAGACCAGAAGTGAAAAAAGTGACATCTAAATCAAACGGAAATATCGAAGTGCTATTAGTGGTTAGCAACGCTTCGTTAAAAGGAAAATATGAAAGTTTAAACGAATTTTTAGGCAAAACAGTATCAACGACTATTGAGCCAGAAACAGTAGAATACAAGGTGCCAGTTAACAAGCAGACCAATAAGCCGAATGTCGAATACGTTGTAAATAACGATGGAACAGTTGAAGTTCTAAAAGAAGAACAAACTTCTTTAGAAATGGGCGATGATGTGCAAGAAGTCGAAGAAGTTGCTGTGCAAGTATCGAAAGAAACCATTGACGAATTCATAAAGAAAGCAACGACTATCGAATGGCCAGAATCAGTAACAATCAACGTTCGTGGCGTATTGCATCGAATCGATGAAGGGGAAGTGCTAGAAGAAATTGCGGCTGATCATGATGTTTCAGTTGAAAATCTAATCAACCAAGTTGAACTTGCACGCCAACATTTTGCACCGTTTGCAGATTCTTGGAGCAAAAACAAAGAGAACATCATTTTCCCTGAAAAGACAGTTGAAGATGATGAAGAAGAAAACGGAAGGGGTTAAAGGATATGTGCTATTACGATATAAACTATGGTGAATACGATCACTTTAAAGAATTGTTGATAAATAAACGTATTGTGGAATGGAATGAAGACAGTCTAATTTTGGAAGATGGAACAGAAATTACTATAGAGTGTTCTGAACAAGACTGCTGTGCGGGAGCTTATGGCAAATTTAAAAATGTAAAATTGGATGCTATGATAACGGATGTTTCTTTGCCGCAAATTACCAATATTCCAGATGACGATACGATTGTTAACCAAGCAAAAGTTACAATTTTTCACAACCAAAATCCAATTGCTATTGCTGATTTTTATGCTGATGCTGGCAATGGTGGCTATTACTATAGTGTTGCCTCTTTTGTTATTAAAGATGTTCACTATAAAGTTGTTGAAGCATAACGAAAGTGAGTGTTCATTTTGCTGGAGATTTATTATACGCCAACATCAGCAATAATTGCGGATGCATTGGCTAAAACATATGAAGTCGTTTCTTTAGAAACAGCTAGAAATATTGCCAAGAAATTTAAGGCTAGTTTAAAGCAGAAAACGGATCTTTATGTGATTGAGGGAATTTTAATTGATGCTGGTTATAAAAAAGAGCCAGTGAATTTGTAGAAGGGAGTGGAGGTTTGGTCGACCACAATAAAAAGCTTTTTACTCCTTTGAATTATGAAATTTTTAGATTTATTTGCAGGCATTGGCGGTTTCCGTTTAGGGATGGAATCAGCTGGTCATGAATGCATTGGTTTTTGCGAAATAGACAAGTTCGCACGAACTAGTTATAAAGCAATCCATGACACAACAGGAGAGGTGGAAATGCATGACATCACAACAATATCAGATGAATTTATTCGGGGAATCGGAAGTGTTGACGTTATCTGTGGAGGATTTCCGTGCCAAGCTTTCTCGATTGCAGGAAAACGAAAAGGTTTTGAAGATACTCGAGGAACTCTCTTCTTTGAAATTGCAAGGTTCGCATCTATTCTCAGACCACGCTATTTATTCCTTGAGAACGTCAAAGGATTGCTTAACCACGAAGGAGGGGCTACGTTCGAGACAATCCTCAGAGCCTTGGATGAACTCGGGTATGATGTGGAATGGCAAGTGCTTAACTCTAAAGACTACGTACCACAGAACAGGGAGCGAGTATTCATTATCGGACATCTTAGAGGAGAACGTACCAGAAAAGTATTTCCTTTCGAGAGAAAAAACGGAACAACTGCTAAAAACAATATAAAACCTATCAACAATTCAAAAAAGACTAGGGAATTGCTTAACTTCGATAGTACTAACAGATTTTACGATGTTAATGGTATTAGTCCCTGTTTAAATACTATGCAGGGTGGAGATAGAGAGCCAAAGATTGCAGTGATAGGCAATGTAAATCCTAGTGGTTCAGGGATGAACGGTCAAGTTTATTCAAGCAATGGTTTAGCACCTACTCTAACAACAAATAAAGGAGAAGGGGCAAAAATTGCAATACCTGTCTTAACTCCTGATCGAGTAGAAAAAAGACAAAACGGAAGACGGTTTAAAGATGATGGTGAAGAAATGTTTACGTTAACTGCACAAGATAAACATGGAGTAGCTATTATTCAGAAATCTCGTGGTTATAACGATGGAGGTATATATAAAGTTGCCCCAACTGTAACATCTAATAGTTGGCATGAAAATAACTTTTTAAAAGATAGCATTAGAATTCGTAAACTAACACCTCGTGAATGTTGGAGGCTTCAAGGATTTCCTGACTGGGCGTTTGATAAAGCAAAAGAAGTAAACAGCGACAGCCAATTATATAAGCAAGCAGGAAACAGTGTAACAGTAACAGTCATTGCTGATATTGCCAGTAGATTAGAAAGCGAGTGAAGAAGATGATTCCAAAGTTTAGAGCTCATAGCCGTTTTAAGCATCCATTATAGGGGGTTGTTCAGAAAGTCTATGATAACTTGATACTCGGGAAAATAACTGTTGTTCAACGGAAAGACAAGGAAAATATAAGAGATAGTAACAATCAAATGATTATCAGTAAAAAATATGTACTGAACCAAATTAAGACTAAAAAAGTAGAGGAGTTTTTGAACATGAGAAAAAATTATAGATTGATTTACAAACAGTGTTTCATGGGTGAAGAATTGCAGGACACAATTATGAAATACAACAAGACAATTGCTGAGATGGAGCAATCAGTAAATGACTTGTACAGTGATCCTCATGTGTTTAGTGTTCGCTATGAAGAGGTGCAAAATGATACCGAAGTTTAGAGCGTGGGATACCTACGAGAAAGAAATGCTAGAAAACGTTACACCTTTGTTTGATGACTCGAATATCATGATGGCCATAATTACGGATTTTCAGATTAAAGGCAGTCCTGGTACGTCTGAAATAGAGATAGGAAGTTATGATACAACTTTTAATTGGGATGAATTTCCTTATGTCCTCATGCAATCAACAGGCTTAAAAGACAAGAACGGTGTTGATTTTTTTGAGGGCGATATTGGCTGGGATGACCATCAAGAAGTGCACGGACAAGTAATTTTTGAAAATGGTGCATTTAAATATGAGTGGGAAAATATATCTGAGGATTTATTTGAAGCTACCGACGATATTGAGATTGTCGGAAATATCCATGAAAATCCAGAATTATTGGAGGGAAAAGAATGAGTAAAGAGCAGAGTTTAATTATTTGGAATCAAAATGGATCGACAATGAAATTCGAAAAGGTGAATAATTTTAAAGACATATGGCAAGCAGAACAAATTTATTTTGAATATTTTGGTGTTAGTACTAAAAAAAGACGCAGAGCAACGTTCTACACTAAAAATATTGCTGGATATGCTTTGGAAATGGAGGAAGCGGAATGAGTGATTATTTAGATCGAATAAAAAAGATAATGGAGCTTAAATCAAGAGACGAAGCGCTAGAAGTTATGGAAGAATCTTTAAAAAAAGGGTTTAAATATGTGGTCAGAGACTGCGACAGCGAATATCTTTCCTTTTTTTCCTTGAAGCCTAAAAAATATATGGACCTAGGTTCGTGGGGTTATGTTAATGAAAATGCACAAGGTGCATTGCCGTCAACAGTAATTCTAAGAAATACAGATATTACTGAAATTTCATGGCGTAATAAACAACCGATCATAATTACTGAATTTTTGAAGTATCAAAAAGCTGGACTAGAAGAGGAACTTTTCAGAGTGGAGGAAGTAAATGAGTAATTTAGATGCAGCAATTGAGGAAATAAATCGTGTATTAATTGGCAATAAAAGTCGAGAAGTTGAAGAAGTTTGTTTGCGAAACTCTGTTAGACTCATAAAAGAATTTCAGAAGCAAGCAGGCCTCAATCAAAGCCAACAATGGCATTTAAATGCGCTAATCACATCGTTTCAAAAATATAAAGACGATCAAGGATACCCTTTTTACATTTCTTTACAGGATTATTTTTCGCGTGATGATGGGCCGGAGATCGACGATGAAGAATTTAAGCAAGTATTACAGGCGTTTAGCCGATGGGCCATTGAACAGGAGGAACAGCGATGAATAAACAAGAATTGATTGAAGAGTTAGAATGCATAGAAGTTTCTACAGACAGCCTTGATTATTTGAAAGGTGCTGACTATGCCAACGAAAGAGCAATTAATTTAGCAAAACAACTAGATGAACCGATAAAAGTTGTTGTTCCGAAGTTTGTTGCGGAATGGCTTGATAAACATAAGTATTCCACTGATATAATTGATCTCTTTTTAAGCGTTGAGTACGCAACTGATTCAGATGGGTTTATTGCTGAAAAATGGGATTACAGTGGAGAATTTTATGATTGGTTGAATAATAGTGCAGATGTACAGTTTACGTTGTGCGATGCAATACGGTACGGCTACGAAGTCGAGAAAGAGCAACTTTATGAAGTGGTTTTCATGGAAGCTGATGGTGAACGTTATTTGTTAGCGGAATTAGGCGAGAGTTACTTTGAAATTATTCCTGAAAGTGAAAACGATGGATACCGCTCTCAGTGGTTTACAGAACAAGAAATCAAATCAATTGACGAGCGTTACTGGCCGTTTGCTGTGAAAGTGGATGGCAAAAAATAAAAAGCCGGATTCCTCCGACTGTAATTAATATTCTGGTCACGAATATTATACCACAATGGGGGAATCAAAGGATGGTACTTTTTGACGTAAAGAAATATGAAACACCAGATGCAAAAGATGTGGATATGGAACAAACGAAACATAACGTCAGTGTTTTCCTATCTGCCTATCTTGCTGCTAGATGTCGTGTTGGCCAGCCGAGGGAACCAAAAGTAACAGCTTCATTCTCTTTGGTTCCACCATCAACGGCCAAAAACACTTTTGAAGCCGAGCAAATGTTAATCCAGAAAGAAGAAGCTCAAGAAGAATTTGATTACCTTCACAAGCTTTTTGTTAGAGGTTATTCTGCGATCCAACATCCGCACAAGCCAGATGTAACCGAGCGAAGAAAAAGAATCTTCTATGATCGATACATCAACGGCAATCCAATCTATCTAGCAGCGCAACGAAACTGTATCAGTGAGGAATCAGTGAAACAAGAATCTAACATGATCATTGTTCAATTTGCTTCAGCACTAGAACTGGTTGCTTTTAAGTAGCCATTTATTACACTTTTTATACCTCTTTTATACACTTTATCTACACTTCATATACCTTCTAAACGAGTTATTATGATAGTGTCAAAAAAATAAGAAATGCGACACACTTACACAAATACATTAACGGAACGATTGCCTACTTATTTTTTTGATTTGAGATTACAAGGAAGTAAAAAAAATCTACTTTCTTCGTTTAGTCACTTGTGATCTCATTTAGATTCTCTCGCAAACCACCAATTATAAAACTAAAGAAGTGAGGTGAATTTCCTCTCTCTTTTTTCTACAGGTTTGCGAGAGTTAATGGAGCATAGCTTAATCGGCAGAGCAGCGGTCTCCAAAACCGTTGGTATAGGTTCGAGTCCTATTGTTCCAGTAAGTGGCATAAGCTGCTTAAATAAAATAGATCGTCAATAAATGTTCGGACAAACAAATTGGCGCTACTACCTTTCACGAGGACTGCATTTATATGCAGTCCTTTTTACATAATTTTATAAGGAGGTTGTTATATCTATGAGTAAAAAAGAACAGATTAAAAAGCAACAAGCACAGTTCTTAGAAATCATGAAGAAGGTTCGTGAAGAGAAAGATATAGATGCGCTTGCAGAATTGTTTATTGAAATCATTTCGGTATATGGTCTGAAGATGGATGAGACATCAGCATTACTTTATTACGTTCAGAAAGAAACACTTGAAGCAGATCACAATGTACAGTTCTTAAACGAACGATTGAAACTCGATGTTAAGTCGCTAGGTATCGAAGGAGTGTTGCAAGTTCAACGTGCGTTGGTTAATACTTACCTTTCTAATATTGCTAACAATGATTGATGTATCATCCAAACAAACACGAGCCAAGTTCTATGGTTCGTCAGAGTGGAGAAGATTAAGACAGCAGTGTTTAGAGAGGGACCATTACGAATGTCAATGGTGCAAACAAGAAGGTAAGTTAACAACTCAATATGATTCAGTACTTGAAGTGGATCACATTAAAGAGTTAGAACATTATCCTCAACACGCCTTAGATATAGATAACCTACGCACACTGTGCAAGGACTGTCACAACAAGAGACACGGAAGATTTAACTATAGAGAATCCAAAAGAAAAAGAAAGTGGGATGATGAATGGTGGTAGAAGAATATTTGAAGGGAAATGGCGAAAGAGAAGTTCTTAAAGAAGGATCAGTAATCCAGAATATAAGTGAGTCAAAACATGAGGCAAGTATTTGGATTCAAGATGCAATTGATAAGTTGAAATCATTTAAGCAGCGAGTTGAGGATGGTCATGCGATCATACTGGACGGAGACTACAATGTATCTCATCCGGTATCAGACAAAGAGCAAGTTACATTCGATAGTATATCTTTAACAATTAATTATGTAGAAACAAATAAACAAACTAATTCTGAATGATATATCAAAGTGGGGGATAACATACCCCCCATCGAAATATTTTGCCCTAAAATGGGGACTGCGGGAACCGGTGGATGGGGTCAACTGTCCAAATATAAGAGATAATTTTTTTACTAGGGGGGTGTAGGACATTAGGATAGCAGATTTGAAAAAACAATTATTAAAACAAATTGATGAAAATGATCAGATTGAACTTGAAAAAGTTGAAAGATATATTGATTTAGTAAAGCTTTATCGGAAAATGAATAGTTCAATAACTAAATTCGGAGCAATAGTTGAGGTGGAAAATGGTACGCAAAAATTTGTAAAACCTAATCCTGCAATCGCTGAAAAAGTGAAAATATCTCGAGCATTAATAACGCTTGGTAAAGATTTAAATTTGGATCCACTGGATCAAACGATTACCGCTCCAGATGATGATTATGATGAGAGTGATTTAACATGATACATCAAAAACACGTTGATTTTTATATTAATCAATTCAAAACTGGTCAGATTAAATTCAATCAGGAGCGGAAGGATTTAATTGAATATTTAGAGCGTGATGTACTCAGTCGTGACGATGTTTATTTTGATGATGAGATGATCGATAAATGTATCGCCTATGGAGAGAAATGGTTTTTTCCAATGCAGCCATTCCAAAAATTTTTAATTGCGTTTGTCTTTTTCTTTTTCAAGAAAAATGACCGTCGGGTGTATAGAAAGTTTCTTTGGATGTTTGGACGTGGGGGTGGCAAGAATGGTTTGCTATCTGTGGTTCTAAACTTTTTACAAACCGAGGTACATGGAATAATGGATTACAACATATCGATTGTTGCAAACTCAGAGGAGCAAGCTAAGACGTCATTTGAAGAAATTTACAATACAATCAAACGAAATAAAACGTTGCAGAAAGCTTTTGAATATGGAAAATCAGTTATCACAAGCAAGAAAACTGGCAGCAAACTTAAGTATCGAACGAGCAACGGAGAAACAAAAGATGGTTTGCGAGATGGCGCAGTAGCATTTGATGAAATTCATCGGTACGAATCGAATAAAGATGTAAAGGTCCATATTAGTGGTTTGGGCAAAAAACCAAATTCAAGGGAGTTTTATTCTGGAACTGACGGATATGTTCGAGAAGGGTTCTTGGATAGTATGAAAGAAAAAGCGAAAAGAGTGTTGAATGGTTCAGTCCGTTTCAATGCTCTTTTTCCATTCATTTGTAAACTTGATTCAGAAGATCAAGTGAATGATCCTGAAAACTGGGAACTTGCGAACCCGATGTTTCATAAACCGTTATCTAATTATGCTGAAGAACTGTATGAAACGATCATGGAAGAATATGAGGACTTAGAAGACGATCCAAGTAACAGGGAAGAATTCATGACTAAACGTATGAATTTACCTGTCACAGACTTAGAAAGATCGGTGGCTAGTCGTGAAGAAATTCTAGCGACCAACAGACCATTCCCAACTAACCTAATTGGAAAACAAGCCATTGGCGGTTTAGACTATGCCAGTCTGCGTGATTTCGCCGCCTGTGGACTTTTGTTTCGTGATGGGGATGATTATGTATTCAAGACCCATTCGTTCGTTAGAAAGCAATTTGTAGACATTTACTATGGATATTCTCGTAAGGCTTCTGAAACCACAAAAGAAAAATTTGCGCCGATACGTGAATGGGAAGAAAAAGGATTACTAACGGTCATAGATGGCCCCACAATTGATCCTAAAACAGTCGTTGGTTGGTTTGTTGAACAACGGGAAAAATATGGCATAACAAAAGTAGTAGCTGATAATTTTCGTATGGATCTTTTGCGCCCTTTGTTTTTGAAAGAAGGCTTCGAAATCGAAGTAATCAGGAATCCAACAGCTGCTGATAATTTGCTAGCACCTAGAATTGAAGATGCTTTTGCTAACAATCACATTATTTTTGGCGATAATCCGCTCATGCGTTGGTATACAAACAATGTACTTGTTAAGACCAATGGCGATGGTAATAAATCATATAAGAAGAAAGAAGAGGTAAGGCGTAAGACAGACGGATTCAAGGCTTTTGAATATTGTTTATGGCGTGTTGATGAAATCGTAAATTACAACTATGAAGATGCCTTTGACATATTGGATGAAATTGAGTTTTAGAAAAGAGCTAGGTGCTAGCCTAGCTCTAGTAAATTACTTTTTAGTCCATTTATTACCGGGCTTTTGAGTTGGGGGTAATCTATCACCAGAATCGATTTTAACTTCTCTTGGTTTTGATACTTCGCCACCTCTAGGACCGACTTCTTTATAAGTACCTGGTCTTTGGTTGTCTGTGCCAGGCGGTATTAATTTGTCTGCCATAGTGAGTATCCTCCTTGCTTTATTTCAGTTTATTACAACTGATAACTTTATTATATCACCTATGGTAATGCTTACAAATTAAATCTTAGAAAGGAAGTAATTATTATGTATAAACCGCAATATCTAAACATTGTTAGAACAACAAAATCAGCTTATGGCAACAATATTGCTTATTTCAAAAAGACATTTGTTGCTCATAACGGCTATAAGTGGGATGTACCAACGAAAAAAGAAAATAAATCGGGTCGTCATTTTTTAGGAAAAATAAAATAACGTGTAACTATAACAGAAAGGGGGTGAATGAGTGAGTTTATTCGATGTCTTCAAACTATCAGTAAAAAATGAAGAACCGTCCGACTGGCTTCCAGATTTTGTTGCAGGGGATGAATTAGCTACACGGTCATATTTAAAAATAATGGCTAAAAATACCGTTATAGATTTTGTTTCAAGGACTATGTCCACATTAGAAATAAAATTCAAAAGTACAGGAATGGAAGATTGGGACTATATATTAAACGTTCGGCCTAACTCGGATATGTCTGCTACCACATTTTGGCAAACCTTCTTCTTTCGCTTGTTAGATGAAAATGAAGTGTTGGTTATTTTAAAAGATGACCAACTTTTAATAGCTGATGACTATACAAGAGAACAAAAAACAATCACAGATGATTGCTTTAGCAACGTTTACGTTAAAGACCAAGTGTTTACAGAAAAATTTTACATGTCAGATGTTATTTATTTAAAGTACAACAGTAAAGAGCTTGATTCATTTACTAAGGGTTTATTTAATGACTATTCGGAATTGTTCGGACGAATACTAGAAATCTCCATGCGAAATAATCAGATTCGTGGTTCTGTTTCAATTGAAGCCACTGGATCAATGAATGAAGAAAAAGGAAAAGATGGCAAAACACGTTCGGAAAGATTACAAGAGTATGTAAATAAAATTTATCACGCTTTTAGCACTAAAGCAGTTGCTATAGTACCAAAAGTTAAAGGATTTGATTATGAAGAATATACGAACAAACAAGGTTCTTCTAATCAGTCTCTTGAGGAATTAAATAAAATGAAATCATCGTTAATTGATGATGTAGCCAACGCCATAGGGGTACCTACGGCGCTTATTTATGGTGAAAAATCAGAACTTGATTCCAATATCAAAGCTTTTAGAAAACTATGTATTATTCCTTTAATGAAAAAGCTGCAAGATGAATTAACTGCAAAAGTTCTTACACGCCAAGAGTATAAAAATGGCGAACGAATTAAAGTAACTAAAGTTTTACCTGTAAGTATTCTAGAAAATGCAACTCAAATTGACAAAATCGTCTCTAGTGGAACATTCCTAAGAGATGAAGTGAGGGAAGAAACGGATTATGATTCGTTGCCAGATGGAGAAGGTAAGAAGCTAATTATGACTAAAAATTATGCACTCGTGAAAGGGGGTGAGGAAGAGAATGACAAAGACTAGAAACGTGCCGTTTCAGTTTTCTAACGAGTTAGTTGAAGGTAAAAGAGTTTTAACTCTTTCGGGAAATATCAGAAAAAAATATTGGTCCGATGATGATGTTATTGATGCGAAAAGCATCAGGGAAACTTTAGATGGAGTGACAGACGATATTACCATTAAATTAAATAGCCCAGGTGGAGATGTGTTTGAAGGTGTTGAAATTTACAATTATTTAAAAGATCACCCCTCAAAAGTAACGGTAGAAGTTACTGGTGTAGCAGCTTCAGCAGCAACATTCATTTTGTCGGCAGCTGATGAAGCGATTATGAATGTAGGGACTTCAGTTATGATTCATGAAGCTTCGACTTTTACATGGGGAAATAAACAAGATATTCAAAAGACTTTGAATGCTTTGGAAACTATCGATGATTCCATTCTTTCAATTTATTCACAAAAAACAGGTCAAACAACAGATCAATTAGAAACATGGATGAAGGAAGAAAAATGGTTCACAGCTGAAGAAGCTGTAGAATATGGTTTTGCAACAGAAGTTAAGAAAAACACCGAAAAAAAATCAACTGATTCAAAGGAAAATATAGCTGAAATGGTGAAAAATGCTGTTGCGGAAGCTATGTCTTTAAACCAACAAGCTGTGACGAATGAAGCAAAACAAGAATCAAAACCAAAACAAAAATCTTTAATAAATAGATTAACTAAAGGAGCATGATTATGACATTAACATTAAAAAACAAAACAGATGAAGCGAAGAAACAATTTAATGCAGTATCAACAAATGAAGAGGCGACATCAGAACAGGTAAATGCTGCTTTAGAAGCATATGTTACTGCTGTTGCAGAAGATGCAGGAAAGCAAGTACGAGCTGAATATGAAGAGCTGAAAAATGTAACAGATAACCGTGTGCTTGAAGCTCGCGGCATTCACACTTTAACTAATGAAGAAACAAAATTTTATAACGAAGTTGAAAAAGCGGGTGGATTTGATGAAGATTTAGTCTGGCCAGAAACAATTTTAGAACGTGTTTTTGAAGGTTTACAAGAAGAACGTCCATTGTTAAAAATTATTAATTTTACACCTTCAGTAGGTAAAACTAAAATTACTCGTTCTCGTCGTAAAGGTGTAGCGGTATGGGGGCCACTTCATAAAGATATTGAAGGGAAATTAGATGCACAATTTGGTGCAACAGAATTTAATCAATTGGCTTTAACAGCGTTTTTCTTAATTTCAAATGACACTTTAGAATTAGGTCCACGCTGGGTTGACCGATACGTTCGTTTATGTTTATCTGAAGCAATCGCAGAAGCATGGGAAAAAGCAATTATCAATGGGTCTGGTCATGATCAACCTATTGGACTAACAAAAGATATGAATGCGGCAATTGATCCGACAAATGGATATGCTGATAAAGAATCAGCAGGGATCTTAACTTTTAAAGATTCACAGACAATGGTTAAAGAATTCGCAATGTTATTGAAGAAAGCTTCTAAATATACCGATAAAGTCGGCGATGGTGACGAGGGAGAGGAAAAAACAAGAAAAGTTAAAGGGAATGTATACTTAATTGTTAATCCATTGAACTATTACGATATTGTTGCTCGTGTCACTACGCAAAATGCAAATGGCGTATTCGTTTCAAACTTACCATTTATTTCTGAAGACCATATCATTGAATCTTTAGAAGTAAAAGAGAATAAATTGATTGCTTTTGTTGGTGGAGAATATGATGCTACGCAATCACGTGCAGAAAAAGTCTATGTTTATAAAGAAACATTTGCAATGAAACGTGCAACATTATACGCTGCCGACTTATTGGGCAATGGTGAGCCAGCTGATAACGATGCAGCGCAAATTTATGATATTAAAATTGACGATGGAGAACCAGCAACAAAGTAAACACCCCTGTTGTTAATAAGATAAACCCAACAACAGATGGGGCAACTATCGATTTGAAATAGCACGGGGGGATTAGATGGAATCATATTTAAAGGAGTTCAAAGAAAGAAATCAAATCTTTCATTCGTCAGACGATGACTCTATAAAAGAACAATTAAATGATTCCTTTGAAGATATTCGAACGCTTATAGGAGATTTTGATCCAAAAGTATATCGAAAAGGAAAAGAACTTGTTTTTGAAAGAACTCGTTATGTAAGAAACGAAGCCTTAGAATATTTTTATCCCAACTTTCAGCAAAGCATTATGGATGCTTCCATCGATATTTCAGGAGGTGAAGGATTTGGCAATACACCCTAATTATAAACGTCCCAAAATAGGAGCTGGCGAATTAAAAACGCCAGTTTCTTTTTTTCAGTTTATTCCGGGAGAAGGACCTGAACCTGGCGAAATAGTAAAGAAAGAACTTCATTCATGTAAAGCGCAAATCTACAATCCGTCAATGAAAGATATGGAAATATTGAACGCAAAAGGAACTAAAGAGGGGCTGACAATTAAAATCCGTGATCCACACCAAGACTATATTCCAACAAACAAACATAAAGTTGTTATTGACGACTATAGAGCCTTACCAATAGGAAAAGAATGGGAAATCATAGATGTTTCACCGGATTTTGAAGATAACCGTTTTATCAAAATCGTTTTAGGGGCTACGTCATGAGCGAAGTTACAGGGTTAGAAGAAATTCTCAAAAATATGGAAGATAAACTAGGACAAGCACGAGTAAATAGAATTTCCAACAAAGCTTTAAAAAAACAAGGCGAAAGAAACAAGCAGATTGTTAAAAAATATATGGCTAGTTATATCGATTCAGGAAAAACACACGACTTAGTTATAAGTAGCGGTGTGAAAAGTAATCCAAAACGAGTTGAGACTGGCTGGGCTTCAAAGGAACGTGCGCCTATCGTCCATTTAAATGAGTTTGGTTATACACGCTATGGTACTTATGTGCGACCTCGTGGAATGGGAAAACTACAGGCTGCAGCTGATGAAATTCAAGCGAAAGCATTTGGAGAGATGAAGTCGAATATGGAGGAATTAGCTAAATGAAAGACATGATGATGGAAGTTTACAATCGATTAATTGATAATCCTCTGATTCGAGAAAAAACTAGTTTTATTAATGACAATGGTAAAACTGAATATCGCATTAAATTTTATGAAGTACCAGAAACTTTGGATACTACCAAACCTTTCATTGTCATTGATAACTTTCTTGGTCCACAAACTAACGCTTATTTTGCCAACAACAAAGCTTTATCAATTCGGTTTAATTATCAAATTAACGTTGAAAGCATGGATAGAATGACAACCAAGCAAATTTCTAAAGCAGTTGAAGAAACAATGAAACAAATTGGATTTGGCCGTCTTGATGGTGGCTTAGATCAGTACTTTAACGAAACAAAGCGTTTTGTGGATGCGAGACGTTACAGAAAAAATACACAAATTCACGACACCGACTACTAAGTTGGTGTCTATTTTTTAGGAGGAAAAAATATATGCAAACTTATGGATTTAGCAGAATCACTATTCAACAATTGGACAATGAATTAAAGCCAGTCGCTGGTAAGAAACATGTCATTGATGGCAAGCCAAAAGAAGGGGCCGCAGCAAGCTTTGAAATTACAGGACTAACCAAAGAACCGTCAAAAGTTTTCGGTTCAAACATTGCATATTACGTGGCACGTAAAGGGCACGGAGATATTGCAGCAAACTTAGGTATCTTAGATGTACCATCAGCCATTGAACATGAAATGTTAGGGCATAAAAAAGCTAGCGAGGAAAGCAAAGTTTATCATATTGGCGAGGATACAGAGCCACCTTACTACGCAGTATTAATCGAATCAGAAGATTTATATGGTGAAAAACTCGGCTTCGGCATGTATGCAGGCACATTCTCATTAGATGGTGTCAAAGGCGAAACATTAAATGATGACGACTTTACGCCAGAGCCTGGCGAATATGTTTATTCTGCTGTTTCTCGTCAAATTAACGGTAAAAAAGTTACTGTCGGTTTTGCAGATAATTCAGAAGCTCTAGCAGAATTGACAACAGAATTATTTGGTGAAGAAACACCAGCGCCGGAAAAGTAGCAAGCCCCACAGTGGGAGCTGTTACTCCCACCACAGATGGGGCCAATATTGAATTAAGTTAGGAGGACAAGAAATGCCGTTTATTCCACCAGAAAAATTTAGACTTTATAAAAAAGGTGAAACTAATCCTGTTGCAGAAAGTGTTTCGCCTTTAGCTATTACAGGAATTACCGCAAACACGGATGTTTTAGCGGGTGACTTTACTGTCACAGGCGTTGCCACCGTTGACGGTGTAGAAAAAGAATCTGATCATGTCGATGTACCAGCGTTTAAAACACTACCTATTGCAGTAACAGGAATTACCTTGGATAAGACTGAATTAGCTTTAAAAGTTGGTGAAACAGCAACTTTAACACCTACAATCATGCCAGAAAACGCAACAAACAAAGCGTATAGATTCAATTCTGAAGATGCAGCGATTGGAACGGTAACGCCAGTGCAAGGAAAAGTAACAGCCGTTTCGGAAGGTGTTACAAAACTTGTTGGTACAACTGAAGACGGTAATTTTACAGCAGAATGCACTTTGACTGTATCAGCAGCAGAATAAAAATATATTGATTAAGGACGGCTTTGGTTAGTCGTCCTTTTTTTGGAGGTTAAAATATGGAACGCAAGATTGAACTTACTTTACGCATTGATGGCGAAGAAAAAACTTTTACACAGGACTTTGTACCTTTCTCAAAACGCAGTGACTATATTCGCTTAGAAAAAGAATTGGAAGAATCAGCGAAGAAGCAAGGAAAAGAACCAATTGAAGAAGATTATTTGAATATGCAAATTCAGTTTGTTGCAGATCTATTTGACGAAAAAGAAGTCACTAAAGAATCAATCATGAATGGTTTAGATTCACTAGATATTGGGAAAATTTGGGATATTGTACGCCATCGTGTTTTAGGTTTTTCAAAAGAAGATGATGAAGCTGCAAAAAAAGCGATGGCGGAGGAAATTTAACTTGGTCCGAACTTTACGAATTACAAGTTGATTTTGTCCGTGATGCGATTACCAATCTTGGGTGGACGATTCGGGATTTCATGAATACGGATTGCTTGGATATTGATGAAATTTTATTGAAAGCACCAAAGAAAAAGAAAACTAAAAAGAAAAAACAAGAGGTGCGACCACTAAGTGAATTAGTCAAGCGTGGTGGCGCATAAAGGGAAGGAGGTAACTAAATGAGTGGTGGAACGCCGTTAGGAAATATGGTCATTAAGTTAGGCTTGGATAGTTCTGATTTCGGTCGTGGTGCAGCAAATGCAAAAAAAGAAGTTCGTTATTTAGCCAAAGAAATGCAAGCCAATGCAAAAATTGCTGATATGGCTGGAAACCAGATGGGCAAGCTTGGCACTCGTTTTGATGGCTTAACTAAAATCATTGGAGCACAAGAGAAACAAGTTGCTGCGCTGAAAAAGGCTTATGACGAATCTTTTGTAGATGGAAAAGCGACAGAATCCACCAAAAGGCTAGCAACTCAATTGCAAGATGCCAATGGAAAACTAGCAAATTATCGATCTCAATTAATTCAAACAGCTGGTCAGATGGCAGAAATGCAAGTCAAAACCACTGGTGCAACTGGTGCCATTTATAATGCCAGCGAAAAAATGATTTCTAGTGGGCAAAAAATGGAAAAAGTGGGCGGAGCCTTAACAAAAGGTATAACTGTGCCAATTCTCGCAGGAGCTGCAGCAGTAACAACGGCCGCTGTTAAATGGGAATCTGATTTTGCAGGTGTGAAAAAGACCAATGATGAAGTTGTTGATTCGACAGGTAAGGTTGTTTACTCATACAAAGATTTAGAAAATGGTCTTCGTGGACTAGCCAAAGAATTACCTTCAAGTCACACGGAAATTGCAAACGTTGCAGAAGCAGCAGGGCAGTTAGGGATCAAAACTAAAAATGTAGTTGGATTCACCAAGACAATGATTGATTTAGGCGAGTCAACGAACATGAGTGCAGAAGAAGCAGCAACTGCTTTAGCTCGATTGGCCAATATCACAGGAATGCCACAAACAGAATTTGATAAGTTAGGTTCTGTAATTGTTGATTTAGGGAATAACTTTGCGACAACCGAGTCAGAAATAACCGCAATGGGATTACGTCTTGCTGGTGCTGGTCACCAAGTGGGAATGAGTGAAGCTCAAATCATGGGATTTGCAGCTGCATTGAGTTCTGTAGGGATTGAAGCAGAAGCAGGCGGTTCCGCATTTTCTAAAGTAATGGTTCAAATGCAACTTGCTGTAGAAAAAGGAACTGGCGCATTTAGTGAGTTAGAGCAAATTGCCAATGGTGCGGGATATACTATCGGAGAAGTTGGTCAAGCGGTTTTAAATGGTGGTAAACCTCTTAAGACAATGGCTTCTAACTTAGGGATGAATTCTAAAGCACTAAGTAAAATGTACAAAGAAGCCGATAAGTCAAAAACTTCCTTAGAAGATTTTGCTTCTGTTGCTGGCATGTCTGGTGAGCAATTCGCCAAAGCATTTAAAGAGGATGCTTCAGGTGCCATTATTAAATTTGTCGAAGGGCTAGGAAAAACAAAAGAGCATGGCCAGTCGGCAATTTCTGTTTTAGACGAGATGGGAATAACAGAAGTTCGTCTTCGTGACAGTCTGCTTCGTGCCGCTGGTGCCAGCGATGTATTCAAAAGTGCTGTGGATCGTGGAACTAAAGCATGGGGGGAAAACACCGCTTTAACAGAGGAAGCTAACAAGCGATATGAAACTACTGAATCTCAATTAAAGATGCTTAAAAATGAAGCAGTGGATGTAGGTATCACGTTTGGTGGTCCTTTAGTAAAAGCATTGCGAGATGTGCTTCAAGCAACTAAGCCAATGATTAAAACCGTAACGAACTTAGCGGAATCTTTCTCAAATGCTGATCCTAAAACACAGCAAACAATTGTTAAAATGATTGCATTAACTGCTGCAATGGGTCCTGCTATTAAGTTAACAGGCACTTTAACAAAGGGTGTAGGATTTTTAGGCAAGGGCTTTGTTGAGACAATGGCTGCTATGTCTAAAAAAAGAGCGATTGATGATGTTACAAAAGCTTTTGCAGAAGGTAGTTCTGTTTCTGTTGGATTCGGAAAAGGCATTGCTTCATCTGGTTCGGCGTTAGGTGGATTAACAGCTAAAATCGGAGGAACCACAACACAAATTGGTTCATTGACTAAAGGGTTTAGTTTATTGAATCCTTGGGTGTTAGGTGCAACTGCAGCGATTGGGGCAGGTGTAGCAGTGTGGAAACTCTGGGGAGAAGAGGCATGGAATAGTTCCCAACGAACACAACGATGGGGAACTGATGTAGGAAAAGCCACTGACGATGCTTTAACTAAGTTTCAAGGTTATAGCAGAGGTGCTAGTGGAGAATTTTCTTTATTAGAACAAGGGATTTCAAATGATACAGGATCAATTGTAAATAACTTTTCTAAAATGGGGCAGTCAATTGAAACAACAATGACTAAAAAGATTGAGACACTGAAAGGGATAGTTAAAACTTTACCTGATGATGTCAAAGAAGCTGCTAACGAACTTACAGATAATGAAGTTTCGAACCAAGAAAAATATCTTGCGATTGTAAAAGAAAATAATGCTAAAATTACTCAAATCAAACAGACTGCTTCAAATAACAACCGCCAGATTAGTTATGAAGAAACCGTTCGTATAAAAGCATATGCGAAAGAAAGTGCTGAAGCTTATGTAAATTCTTTAGGAAAAAGCGAAAAAGAATCTAAACAAATTCTGGATGCAATGACTGGTAATGTTAGCGATGCTTCAAAAGCGCAAGCTAGAGACTGGTTACAGTCATTAGGAAAACAAAGGCAACAGTCTTCTCTCGAATATCAAAAGATGCAAGAGGATATGAAAGCCAAATTGGTAGATTCAGGCTATGATTTAAATAGTAAATATGCTAAGGAAATGCTTAAATTGCTTAAAGAAAGCAGTGATTCAGCGAATCAAATTACCGATGATCAAATGGCGAATATTTTAGGAAAATATCCAGAGCTGACAAATGAAGTGTTACTTTCTAATGGTCAATTAATTAATACCATGGGAAATGCTGCTGAAGCAGCGGTAGCTCAAAATAAAGTTATAGCTTCTTCATTTACAGATATGACAAATACTTCTGCCAAAGCAGCAGAAGACAACGCAAAAAAAGTTGAACTTATGTCAGAAAAAGGCGGCGAGTATGCTGATTTTTGGAATGATTTAGTTTTAGAAGACAAAGACGGACATGTGAAATCTAATGCCCAAGAAGCAATCACAGAAGCTGCAAAATCTGAACAAGGATGGAATAAACTACTATTCGCATCAAAAAATGCAGATTTAAAGAGCAATGCTAAATTGATGATTGCAGAAGCTGCCATCGCTAATGGACGCTGGGAGAAAATGACGTTTACCGAACAACAAGCTTTGTTAGATAGTAACGTTACAAAAACAATGACACAAGCATTGCAAGCAAAAGGCAGCTGGGGTAAATTGAATTTCGAAGAGAAAAAAGCTGTTCTTTATTCAAATACGCCAGAGGTAATGGCTGAAACAATGCTTAATTTGGGATTGTGGAAAGACTATCAGCCGCAGGTTAAAGAATTAAAGGCTAAAAACCAATCTTTTCTTGATGTGTTGAGCCAATCCCAAGATAAAATCGTTCATTGGTCACAAGTCCCAGTAGATATAAAAGAAATTCTTGGTGATAATTACGATTTACTTTCAAAAATATACGGATCAGAGCAATCGTATAATCGTTGGAAAAATTTACCAGATGATGAGAAAAAACTTCTAGCTAATAATTCTGATGTGCTACAAAAGATTATGACTTCCGATACTAGTTTAAAACAATGGAATGCCTTGCCAGCTGATCAGAAAAAAATGCTTGGAGATAATACCGACTTATTAACAAAAGTTATGGCATCGGAAGAAAGCTTTAATGCGTGGAAGTTATTACCTGATCCAGTAAAAAAAATGCTTGGTAATAATGAAGATTTAAAAGCAAAAATAGCTGATGGAACATTAAGCGTGCAAACTTATGACCAAATAAAGCCACAATTAAAAAAATTACTCGGAGATGCTTCCAATGTATCAAATCAATCACAGGTAGGTATTCAAAACTTAAATGCATTTAACGCAAACAATCCAGCACAGAAAATACTACGTGGAGATTCTTCAAATGCGCAAGCTGCAGCTCGACAAGGTGGCAATGCATTGAACACCTACAATGCCAATAATCCAGGAACGAAAAACTTGCGAGGAAATGCAGGTGGAGTTGTCGGTGCGGCTTCAAGTGGTAATAGTAGCTTAAATATTTTCGCAGCAAACAATCCAGTAGAAAAACTATTAAGGGCTAATGATCAAGCGAGTGGACCAGCATCTCAAGCGAAAAATGCAGTAAGTGACTTTAATTCTGGCCCTTCGGTAATTACCAAAACTTTGAACGTAGTAGCTAATTTAGGCGCTGGCGTAGCAAAAATTTTAGGGCTCGAAACAGGAACAAATAATCATATTGGTGGTCCGGCAATCGTCAATGACCAAAAAGGACGCACTTATAAAGAATTGGTGATTCCTAAAGGTGGCGTGCCTTTCATTCCAGAAGGTAGAAATGTATTCTTACCAGATTTACCAAAAGGATCAAAAGTAATCAAAGCTTCAGAAACAAAGAAACTAATTCCTCATTATGAAAACGGCGTGGGAGTTCCGAGAAACTCTTCAGTTGTTAAAAATCTAATTGCTGTTCAAGATTCACATGAATCAAATGATTTTAGCGAACTTGCTTCTCTAATGCGTGAAATGGTTTCTTACTTGAAAGACGGAAATATTAAAAACATGGAAGTAACACAATATATCACAGGTGCTGACACAAAAACACCGAGAGAAACAGCGATTGAAACAAAACGCCAACTTCGTGACTTGGCTAGGGGGTTTAAATAGTGAAACTAGAATTAGTTTATACGAATCAAAATGGGGAGCAACTCGTTTTTAATGAGGAAGCTCCTTATTTTTTGCAAAATGTTGAAGGTCTAGAAGCGCCAGAAAATGTCGTGCTAGCAGAAGAAGTATTTGGAGAGGACGGTGCAAAAGTTGTTGGAATCCGTTTAAGCACTCGGAAACCATTGCTAGAAGGCACTTTAATTGGAAAAACAGAAGAAGAAATTTATCAGCTGCGCCGAGATATGATTCAAAAAATCGATCTAAAACAAACAGGTAAGCTAACACTTAAAGTCTATGACAAAGAGTATGAAACCGACGTTCTACCAATTCAAGCGCCTAGCTTCAAGCTGTATGAAGATAATCCTTATAAGGTTGACGAATGGAACTTATTTTCTTTACAGTTTGAAGCGTTTGATTCTTATTTCCGTGATGTGTCGTTTTATAACTCACTGGTTCCTTTGGCAACATTGAAGCCAACGCTTATTTTTCCAATGGTTTTTGTTCAAGGCGAGAAGCATACGTTTGGTCGCTTTGAATCAGGGAATATTGAAAAGATTGTAAACAATGGAGATGTGCAGGTTGGAGCAGTTTTTCATATGAAATGTGTAACAACCGTGACTGATCCGCAGATTTACGATGTGACAAAACAAACCTTCTTTGGATTTAAAGGAACCTTTGAACCTGGAACAAGATTCGAACTTTCAACGGTACGTGGAAAGTTGTATGCGAAAAAAATTGTTAATGGTGTAGAAACTAATGCTGTTCCAGAACGTATGGAGGGTAGTAGTTTCTTTCGATTATCTAAAGGAGATAACTATTTACAACTAAAAGCGGCCAACAATTCTCAAAATGGAATTACATGTGAAATGCAATTTACACCATTAGTTAGCGGGGTGTAGCTATGGATTTTATGCCATTGCCTTTTGTAGAGGTCTTTCGAAGAAAGTCTGGCTTTGATTATGAGTCAACGGCAGTTCTGGACATATGGAAATCAATGAGTGTCAAAGAAAACTTCAAGTCAGCTAATACTTTTGAGACAGTTGTTCTTTTAAAGTACATGCCGAAAGAATTAATGAACGAAGATACAGTGTTATTAATTAATAATTGCTTTTACTACATTGATTCTATTATCTGCGATGATTTGAGCAGTGGATTAATTACAATTTCTGGGAAATCTCTTTTTGCAAAAGTTGGCAAAAGAATTGTTTATCGAATTTACAATCAAACCAAAAGACCAGAGCTGATTTGCTACGATCATTTACGGAACGAAGTGGTCTCTCCGTCAGATGTAAAAAGAAAAATTAGTTACTTATCTGTTGAACAACCGCCAGCAATTACTAATTCAAACATTAGTTATCAAAACAGTTATGGGAATGTTGAAGAAGAGATAGAGGGACTATGTGAAAGTTACAATTTTGGGTTTGACGAAATTCCTATCTCGAATGGGCGTATTGGTTCAACATCAAACGGCCAAGTTGGAACAAATATTCGTTTTAGAAAAAGTGAAGATGTTTCTAGTGTAGTTCAATTTAGTGCAGAGTTTGAAAATGTTACTAATGAATCATTAGAAAAGAACAACTATGATGAAGCGACTACAGCCCTTATTTATGGAGAAGGTGAAGGTAAAGCTCGTAAACATACTCAAGTAAATAACAATTTGAGTGGCCTCGAACGAAAAGAAATATATGTCGATGCTCGTGACTTACAACAGACTGTTGATGATGTAAAAATGCCAGATGCACAATATATTGCCACATTGCAATCAAGAGGAAAAGAAAAATTAACTGAACAACCAAGAGTTTTGGCATTGAATGGGACTATCAATTTGAATGATAGTCTTTTTGTTTATGGTCGAGATTATAAATTGGGGGATCGTGTAAAACGTATTTCTTCTTTTGGCTATTCAGATACAGTGGTTCTAAATTCTGTAACGCAAACATGGGATGAGAAGGGATACCATATTGACGGTGAATTTGGTAACCAAAGTAAAACAATTATTGATGTAATCAAGAGAAAAGGAAAGTAGGTGGTTATTTTTGGCGGAATTAAGTTTATTTTATGATGCCGTTTTGCAAGATGATGGCACATACGATCGTGCTTATACATCGGCAGACTGGGCAAAATACTTTGAAAATATTTTTCGCAATGGAGTAATGATGTCAGTCGGTGAAGCATTAAGAGTGACTGCAGCTGATTCTGTTGGAATGAGAATTGTTGTAAAAGCAGGTTCAGCAAGCTTAAAAGGTTATCAATATATAAATACGTCTGCTTTTGCAGTACCTATTGACGTTGCTTCTTCAACACAAGATCGAACAGATTCAATTGTTGTTCGTCATGACTTGAACGCTAGACAAGCTTATGTAGCAGTCAAAAAAGGCAATGTCTCTGTAGAGCGCTCAACAGAAGTTTATGAAATCCAACTAGCAACGGTCAAAGTACCAAGGAACAGTTCGACGATTACTGCAGATTTAATCACAGATAAGAGATCAGATGCAAAAGTTTGTGGTTATTCAACACCTTTTGCCAATGTTTCTGTATCAGGATTAGAAGCACAATATGAAGCAATGCTAAAAAAAATTGTAGAAACCAACAAGACAAGTTATGAAAAAATCCTAAATGATTTTAAAAACTACGTTGCAAAAGCACAAACCGAGATGGATTCTAATATTGAAGAAATTATCCGATCAGGTAATGGAAAAGTAAGTGCTTTTGATGTCTTAGTTCACGAATGGTTTGCGGCTTTAAAAAATGAGCTAGATGCAAATCAAGCATCAAATTTACAGAACCAAATCAATGAAATGAAAGCTACTGAAGAGTTACCAGCTATAGAGCATAATTTACGCGGTTATCCTAATGTACAAGTTTTGTATTGGGAATACGGTATTGGCCTATCAGGATTAGCTAATGAGCCAACAGGTCTAGGCGGTAGCAATGTGATAAAGATTCCTCACAGTGTAGAATATCTTGATTTATTCAGTTTCAAAGTTAAAGTGCCAATGAACTTTAAAATGGTAAATCCAACAGTAACAAAAATAGATAGTCGAACTATTCGCTTTATTGAAGCATTTAAAGTTATAGAAATTAAATTTTAGGAGGAAAAGAATGTATACATTTAAAAAAGGTGATGCAGACTATCAAGTCATGCTGAACGAAAACTTTAGCGAAATCATGAATTCTTTAGAAAATGGCGCGCTGGTTTCTAAGAAAACTGTTATTAAGGCGCAGGACTGGGATACAGTTTTAGACGAAGGAATTTATACTGTTTTCGGTGCTTCTGGCGCAAACAGACCGTATGCAGGTGCAGTTTATGGCGTTTTAGTCGTATATGCTGACAATACATTTGTTTGCCAAAATTATATGTACAAGGGTGAAACTTATACAAGAAGTCGTCAAGGAAGTCCGGCAACGTGGACTAATTGGACAAAAATTGTATCAACTGAAGATATACTAGCAGAAAATAAAGTTTATCGTTATCTACGAACTTCTTTGGACTTATCTGATAAAGTTCAAGCTGCTAAAGACGCAATTAATGCAACAGAAAGCAAAGTAGACATATTTAGAGTAGGGAATACGGTATTTTTCAATATGCGTATAAATGTTAAGGATTATACTAAATTTGGTAATGATATGCCAGTTATTTATGATTTACCAATGGGCTTTAGAACGCTTGGCGATTTAATCTCAAATACGTATTTTAATAATAGCTTGTCAGTATCACAATGGGCATTTGCACAATCTGCAGCTAAAAACTACATGGCAATTGCAGAGGGATCGCCACAAGATATCCGGTTTGGTAGTTCGCACAATGGAAATACTTATGTACAAGGTTCTTGGCTGACTAAAGACCCTTTCCCGAAAGAAGGTTCTTTAAATGGCGGTACTGTTTCAGTTCTTAACAGATTACCTGATGGATCGTTAACATAATTAATAAATAATACAAATATAGCCGTTTAGAAAAAAGCTAAGTGGTTTTTATTATTGGAGGAATGATTTTGTCAAATGAAATAGTTGTTGCTGTAATAGGATTAGTAGGCAGTACAGTTGGTGCATTTATTGGAGTTGTAGCTAGTGCCAATTTGACAGCTTACAGGATTGAACAGCTAGAAAAGAAAGTAGAAAAACATAATGGGGTAATTGAAAGAACCTTTAAATTAGAAGGTCGAATGCAAGAAGCGGAACATGACATAATAGAATTGAAAGGAGCAAAAAAATGATTCTACCAAATAAGTATTACAAAATCATCAAATGGGGAGTGCTTACTGTGCTTCCTGCAAGTTCTGTTTTGGTTGCCACACTAGGCAAAGCTTATGGATGGCAGCAAACAGATATGGCTGTTTTAACTATCAATGCCATTGCAACTTTTTTAGGAGTAGTAACAGGTGTGTCAGCATATAATTTAAAAGACAAGGAGTAAACGAATGAAAAAGAAAATTTTAGCAGGGGCGCTAGTCGCTCTATTTTTTATGCCCACAATAAATGTGGATGCTTACCAAGTAGAACAAGACCCAATCAATTTCGGCGGTTATTTTCCAGGCTATGCCACAAATGAAATTGTGGTTCTTCATGAATCAGGGAACGGAAACAATGTTGGTCCAAATAGTTTAGACAATGAAGCAGCATATATGAAACGCAACTGGTCAAGTGCTTATGTGTCTTATTTTGTTGGTTCTGGGGGTCGAGTGAAACAATTAGCTCCTGCTGGCCAAATTCAATATGGCGCAGGTTCTTTAGCTAACCAAAAAGCATATGCACAAATTGAATTGGCTCGAACAAACAACAAAGCAACCTTTAAGAAAGACTATGCGGCTTATGTCAATTTAGCTCGTGATTTAGCTTCTCAAATCGGAGCTAATTACGCTGTCGATGACGGGACTGGCTACGGCATTGTTACACACGATTGGGTAACAAAAGCGTGGTGGGGTGATCACACGGACCCGTACGGGTATTTAGCTCAATGGGGTATCAATAAGGCGCAGTTAGCCCAAGACTTGCAGACAGGGCTTCCTGAGGACGGTTCAGAGACCATTGTTAACCCTGGCAAACCAAACGCACCAAAGTATAAGGTGGGGCAAAATGTTCGATTCTCAACAATCTACAAAAATCCAGATGCGCCAATTGAACAACACATCAATGCTAACACTCTTTGGACCCAAGTTGGCACGATTACTCAAAAATTAGATGGTCGTAAAAACTTGTATCGCATCGAAAACAGCGGTAAATTACTAGGTTATGCAAATGATGGTGATATTGCGGAGCTATGGGAAAACAGCAAACCAACACCAGCTAAAACATTTACCATTGGTGTTAATGAAGGCATTGTTCTTCGCAACAGTGCCCCGAGCTTGTCAGCGCCAGTTTACGGCGTGTGGCCAAAAGGTTCTACTTTTAAGTATGATTCAGTTCGGGTAGCAGACGGTTATGTTTTCTTAGGTGGCTCTGATGTAAACGGAACACGCATTTATATTCCAGTTGGCCCAAATGATGGAAATCCATCGAATACCTGGGGAACTGGATACTAAGAATAACTTTCTTTGAGCCGTCTTACCCAAGGCGGTTCTTTTTCTAAAAAGCACTTGTAATAAAATATTCGATTTGGTTTAATTATAGTATATAAGTTTACTGTTAAAGGAGAAATAAGTGTGGATTGGAATGAATGCCCTTGTAAGATAGATACTTTAGAAAATGTTGATTGTATTTTTTCAATTGATGAAAATGGAAACTCTACTTTAAAAAATGCTCATTTGTTCAATGAAAATAATAAGTTATTTACTATAACAGGAGTATATATAGAAACTGAATATCATAATTTAATAAGAGATCAATTAATGGAAATTAAAAATAAATATTGGGAAGATGGGCTATTTCAAGGCAAAAGAGTAGTTTTTCATTCAAAAGAAATACGCAAGAAACAAGGTCCATTTAATCCTAAGTTAATTAATTATATTGATTTTAAAAATAAACTTAATGATTTTCTTTCAGGTTTACCAGTAAAAATGTATTCAGCCACTATTGATAAATTTGAGCATAATAATAGATATATAAATCCTTATCCTGTGTATGAATTAGGAGTAGAATTTATTATAGAACGGTTTTGTTTTGATCTTAGAAGAAAAAACAAACAAGGAGTTGTTTTATTGGAATCTAGAGGTTTCAAAGAAGACTGCCTAGTTTTAAGTAAATTAAAAAATTTATTGGAATCAGGTAATGATTATAATAGTGAGGACAATTTCTCTTGTATCTCTGGAGTTTATTTTAATCCAAAAAGAACGTCTGATGGGAGACAATCGTATTGGCCTCTTGAAATATCTGATATTCTTTCATATAGGATACATAGATTCATAAGAACAGGAATTGAAGATGAAGATTTTGTATGTATTAAGGACAAGATATTTGGATATCCAGATTTTGAAGGAAAAGGATTAAAAATATTTCCATATAAGGAATTACGGAGTGAAAAAAATGAATGAGTTAGACAGTCAAAAAAAGAAACAAGCATTAGATAATTGGGGGGTATCAAAAGAGATCCTTGCAAGAGATTGGTTAGAAATGGAGACAGTTAAAAGAAACCGTCTATTTAGACAAGGTGAAATTGTTATGTGTGAACTTGGCGAAAATATTGGATATGAAATTTGTAAGAGAAGACCCGTATTAATTATTTCAGACGATAGATACAGCAAATGTGGGCATGTTGTAGTAATTCCTCTTACTAAAAATACTAGACCATTATACACCCATTATATATTAAAAAAAGAAAAATATGATTTTTTAACTTGGGATTCTTGTGTTAAAACAGAGCAAATTCGAAGTGTTGCTAGTATAAGACTAGAGAATATAATTGGCAAAATTGATTCTATCGATATGAAAGGCATAAAGAATAGACTAAAATCATTAATTAATATATAATATAGATAGAAGTCAATATTGACATATAAAATATAAATTGATAAAATCTAACTATGTTGTCCATCAAGTCATGGACTTTTGACACTTAAGAGTGGTCTGGGGATATCCCAAACGGATAATTAAGTGGTTTTATTGCCCCTCCTGTCAGGGGCCTTTTTTATTTCTAGGATTTTTTACTCTAGCCGAATGAGCTAACGTCCATAGATGTGAGTTCTATATGGTCCATACAGAAAGCCTACTTCTCAGTTTCGAGAGGTAGGCTTATTTTTTATACATGATTATTTAGGTTCACGAATGATATAAATCATATCGCCGTCAACAAATTGTTTTTCGTTATGCTCGAAGTCTTCGCCATCGTATTGTTCAAGATATTCAACGTCTTTTTCAGTTACGTTCAAGCCACAATGTTCAGCAACTTCTTTTTCATTTTCGTAAGTAGTCCCATAGACATTCATTCCAGATTCAATCATTTCGATAATTTTTTCTTTTGTCATTTTAATATCCCCTTTATTTTCAATTTGTTGTTCTTGTAGTGCTAATGTAGTTAATCTCACACCAATTTCAATACTAGATTTACCAATCTCGGAAAAATTATTTTTTAACTTAGATAAGCGAGATTGTGCAACTCCTGTTTCTTTGTTTATGAAGTATTGAGAGCGGTTTTCTAACAGCCACTCAATTTTATCAGTATCAACAATCAT